GCAATAAGCTTAGGCATAGCACGACGAATCAAGCTAATAAGAATTGGGTCGAAACCGAAGTTAGCACCACTACCAGTAGTAGGAGTGTTGATAGGACCTGCGTTAGTAGGTGCCTCTGTGAGGATATTCTTTTCCTCACGCATGAACCTTTCTTGGTTCTCTAGGAGTTGTGCGGTAACCGCTTTACGATAGTTATCCTTAATCTCAGGAAGACCATCATGCTTTAGTACGGGATTCCACTTCTCCTGTAGTTTTTCTGTATTGAACATTTTAAAATGTTAGTTTAAGAGAGTGAATTAAATCCTTTTAGCAAGTTGCTCGACATATGATGCCATGCTCTCACTAATTGATTCAAGTTGTTTTTCTGCCTCTGGAGCAGATTCTTCTGAAGCAACCTCAGTCACGGTCTCTGTCTTTGGAGCACCAAAGTATGATTCCTTGATCTGACCTAGCTTCTCACGATACGACTCGTCAGATTTGAACTCGACTGCATCGGCAAGGGATTTGAACTTGTCCTTCTGTGTCTCTGCGAGACCTCTGGTAAGTTCACTCAAAATCTCATGTTTACGATAGGTACCCACTACCTCGTGAAGTTCGACGTTCTTCTTAACCTGTTCGTTAAGTCGGTCTTCCATTTCATCTATTTTCTCGCTCATCTCAGCAGCAAGATCCAGTTTATCATCTGGAACATTGATGTTTGATTCGATGAACAATTTCCTTAATCCTTCCATGAACGTCTCAGTGACTTCTGTGCGGAGACCTTGCTCAACTGCAAGTTCGTTCTCCTTGAGCCACTCATCTGCAGCGTACTGGAGGAAATTCTCTACGCGGCTAGCAAACTCGTCTTTCATTGATTCGATTTCTTCAACGAATTTGGTTGCTGCTTGCTCCTTAAGGGAGTCAATCTTTGCTGCGACTCTTGCGTCTACAGCTGCTTCAAAGACAGTCTTTGCCTTTTCTTGGAACTCTTCAGATAGATCAGCACCAGCTAATACTGCTGCGATGTCTTCGTTGTTCTCAGTAACCGCTTCTCCTTCGACTTCCACGTCGTCAAAGATTTTAGCAGATAAAGCACCAGGCATTGATGATGATGCACCAGATGGTTTCATCTTCAAGGTCTTGTCTTTCTCTACTCCTACAGGAGCTGCTGCTTTTTTACCAACGTTATCAGGACCTTCTGGTTTTTCCTTAGAAGAACCACCTACCTCAATGGCATCGTTCTTCAGGTCTGATTTTTGTTGTGGCACAGCACCACCAGTAATGGCAGTATTTCCTGTTGCTGCGTCTTCAGAAACTTCGGTTGTTGGTTCAGATGCTTCCTCAGCTACAGCTTCAGTTGCTTTCTTTTCCGCGATGAGTTTCTCAAATTTTTCATCTATTGTGGACATGGTTTCTCCTACGAAATAAGATCTGCGGTAATTTACTATTTTTATTTATAATTTATATACTTCTTAGGAAAGCCGCAAACGCGGAGAGTTTCCTTTCTTGAAGTTCTTGTGGGGTAGGTGCATTGTCAATAGCAGCCTTGATCTCTTCGATCTGACGCTCTTTGATTCTGCCATCTACTGTGACCCACTCACGTCCTTCGTATATACCTTCTACGAATGCATCAGGTGCTGAAGGATCTGCTACGATATCCGCAGCAGTGGATAGAATGAAGTCGTCTGCTACCACAGAACAATTTCCTTCTTTCTTAATTGAACCAAGTCCTCTAGAAGAGACACCTAGTTGTACGCCCTCGTCTAGCAATGACTTAGCGATTTTACCCATGGGGGTATCCATAAGTTTTGCCTTACCCATGAAGTTAGTTCCTTCTGGATAAAGTTCAACAATCTTATGTGACACTCTATCTAGGTTAAGTGTCGGACCTTCTGGATGACCTAACTCACCCAAAGCTCTACCTCTGTTAACGAACTCCTCATTATACTTTGACACCTCTCTATTCATGGTATCGAATTTGTACATCCGACCATTGCGATTGGTGATCTCAGTTTGTAAGAATACTCCTTTGATGTAGGTTGATTTCTTACCGTCTTTTTCTTCGGTAAGAACCTCTATATCATTGTTCTGTTCCGTTATCAGTTTCATCAGATGGTTCCTCTAATTCAGCGGTAGGGTTTTCCAGTGCTTCTGGATCAGGTTCCACTTCACCCTCATCGGGTACATGCGGAAACATCCTGTCAGCAACACCTTGCTTACTAGCGTCCACTGCCATAGCAGCTTTCACCTGAAGCATGTCTTTGAGTTTGTCCAGTGCGTCAGCCTGGTCGTCGTTCCAAAGCAAATCAACGATATCTCGTTCTTGTGTAGACATAATGAATGTGTTACGTAATGTTATTTATTACCATTCCCACTTTTAGCAGGGGTTCTGGTAGATCCAGAGGGGTTGGTAGTACCCTTCTCTGCTTGTGTTTTGATCTGTGCTTTCTTCATATCTTTATCAAGTTCCGCATTGTCTCTTTCATCATCCATAGCTTTCTGATCCATGGCGGTGATTTCTAATGGGTCTATGATCTTACCTGAAGAAATATCATCTTCCATCTGATCGTCAAGTTCGCGTTTCTCGACTTCAGACTGACCAAGTATGTTTGTACGTACGTATTCAGTTGAGAAGTAACGTCCCATGAATGGTTCCATGGCAGTGATTAGGTTAATCTTCTCATTTAACATTTCAATATTCTTAAGTTCTGTAAAGTGATTGTCATATAAGTAATCGTACTGTATATGCTCCTTCATATCATCCCAGTCCTCTGGTGTGATTACACCTTTTAGAATGAGTTGAGTCTTAAGAATGTCTTGGAACATCTCACTAAATTTCTTGCGGAGTTTACCCACAAACTTAGTGAACTTCAGTTCATCACGCATGATCTCTGAAGATCTTCCAATATTAAATGTTGACTCTGAGTCTAAACGACCAGAGGGTACGTTCAATGCTTTATAGAGTTTAGTCTGGAAGTACTGGATGTCCGTAAGTTCTCCAAGATTTTGTCCACCTGGCAACGTAGTGATTTCAGTACCTCGTCCTCCCTCTCTTCTGGGTAACCAGAAGTCTTCGAGCATCGACATGTATTTTCTGTCATCTCTAATCTCTCCTGTGTTAGCATCGTAAACAAGTTTGTTTCTATAGCGACTCATTACCTCACGTAGGTACTGCTCCGCTTTCACCTTTGGTAGGTTTCCTACATCAATGTAGAAAATTCTACGTTCTGGTGCTCTTGATATCCTGTAGATAACAAGAGAGTCCTCGATCATCATGAGTTGATTAAGAACTTTGATTGCCTTGTGTAAGTAAGACAATACTATATTCTTATTAGTATCAAGGATACCAGAGGTGACATATGTTATAGCATCTTTCGCAATTTTTATACCACTGTTTGCGGAGGTGTTGCGTAATCCTTTAGGGTTGTATATAAAATATTCATCTACCTTTCCGTAGTCTAGTGACTGGAACTGGTCTGCTGTCTTTGGAATCTTGTTGATCTGTCTGACCTTCTTGATCTTTTGTGGATCTACATAGCGGAGTTCGAGTATACCATCTTGAGGTCTCTTCAAATCTATGACCTTATGATAATACAAACGCCCATCAATGTACCATCTACGGAACATCTCATGGGCTTTAGTATCAAATCCTATTAAGTTTTTAATATAATCGAACTCTGTTCTAATCATTTCTTTGACAGAATCACTGACATCTAAGTTTGCCAGATCTATCTGTACGGGCGAGTCGTTCTGATCTGTGACGATTGCCTCTTGTATAATATCTTCAATAGCACTGTCTACTTCAGGGTGCATCGCCATCATGCGATACTTAACCACCATGTCGTACTCAGTTTTAAAGTTACCGTCTAAGTCAACGTAGGTTCCATGGTAACCTCCTGCGATGAAACTGGTAGCACCATCTTCATTCGTGGGGGCAACAGGAGAAGGAGCACTTTTCTTTAACTCCTCCTCTCTACGTTTAAACGAAAATCCGAATAACTCTGCCATAATATTGTGTGTTTGTACCTACTATTTAGATAGGTTACGTAACCGCTTTCATTGTGTTATTACCAATGCCTGTCTCAAAGTATTGATAAGCAAACTCAACATCGAACTCTTCATAAGAATCGTTGTTGTCATATGCTAGTGATACCTGTGAAACTGATACTGGGAATGCCTTAATGAGTTTGTACTCACGAATGTTCTTGAAGGCTCCTTCTTTACCTCCGAACTTATCCATCTGTGTCAC